TGAAATACCAAAACCAATAAACGAAGGTGGTGCGTATGGACATATGTCTCATCCATTTGATACTGATATCAATTTAACCTTTGGACAACTTAAAGATATTGTAAATAGGGCATTAGAAGGTACATTAGAGTTTACAAGAGAGAAAACTGATGGTCAAGCTCTTGCAATTTCATGGAGAGATGGTAGGTTAGTAGCAGCGAGAAACAAAGGACACCTAAAAAACAAAGGTGAGAACGCTTTAGATATCAAAGGTGTATCAGATAAGTTCCAAGGTAGAGGTGGATTGAGTGATGCTTACAATTATGCAATGAAAGACCTTTCAAATGCAATCAAATCACTTAACGATAAACAAAGAGATAAGATATTCAAACAAGGTGCTTGTTTTATGAACCTTGAAGTGATATATCCAACATCAGTTAATGTAATTCCTTATGGTCAAGCGTTACTTGTGTTCCATGGTACTATGGAATTTAATGAAGAAGGTGTTGCAATAGGTGAAAATGGTGAGGCTGCAAGAATCTTGGCAGGTATGATTAAACAAGTTAACAAAGATGTACAAGATAATTATACGATTCAAGGCCCACCTGTTGTAAAATTACCTAAATCTACCGATTTATCAAAAAAAAGAAGTAAATATTCATCACAAATCACTAAACTACAAAAAGAATTCAATTTAAAGGATACAGATGGTGTTGCAAACTACCATCAAGCATGGTGGGAACAATGGGTTGATAAGAATTCACCATCAACACTTGATAACAAAACGAAAATGGGGTTAGTTAAGAGATGGGCGTTCATGGATAAGAAGTTTAGATTAGATAATAAGAATATTACTGATTCTAAAACACTTGAATGGGCTAAAAAGATAGATAAAGAGGACCAAAAGAAGATTTCAAAACAAAATCTAATGAAGTTTGAACAGATTTTCTTAGGATTAGGAGCAGAAGTGTTAGAATTTACTTCATCAGCACTTACAGTTAATCCAGATGCGGCAGTTCGTGATATGAAAAAACGAATTGATAAAACAATTAAAGATGTTAAGAAATCAGGTGACCCTAAAAAGATAGAAAAACTTAAATTAGAACTTGGAAGGTTAAATTCTATTGGTGGTTCTAAGAAAATTGTACCAAATGAAGGTATTGTATTTTTATATAAAGGGAATACTTTTAAACTTACTGGTACATTTGCATCTGTAAACCAAATACTCGGTATTTTCTTTTAAAAGTTTCGTTTTCTTTATTTTTATATATTTATATACAACAATATAACCTAATGTATAATAATGGGTAAAGAATTTAAGAAAAAGTATATGCACCCAACTCGTAGAAAGTTGGTAGATATGGTTCAAACAGGAACCTATGAAAAAAATCAAACTGTTGGTTGGGAAGCTAAGAAGCAAGATAGAAAAGTTGGTGATAAGTGGTCTGATGAGCATTATAATTACGAAAAAAAAGAAGGGTTTATTTTAAAAACAGGTAAAAACTCTGAAGCATTTCAAGAAATCAGAAAATATCTCGAAGATAAATCAAAATGTAAAAATTCAGATTGTAAAACTATAAGGAAAACAAAAAAAGATAAGAAATTTATCGAAAAAGGTGGTTTTTGTATGGATTGTACTATTCAAAGAGAACATGAAATCAAAACTGCAGGTATTTGGGAAGAATACCAAAATTATAAAGTATGGACAAAGATGATTTTCTTTGGTAAAAATAAAATTGAACAATATAAACAATCAATTGATGATTTACGAGAAGAATATCAGATGCATAATGACCAAGGTGAAATTACTGAAACTTGGAAGTTACCAAAACCAATTGATGAGATAAAAGCTGAAATAAATGAACTCATTGAATATGGTGAAATCGAACTCAAAGAGTTAGAAGAGAAAAGGCAAGTTGCTTTTGATAAAATAAAGGAAAAAAATTATGAACATTTTATTTAATTTAGTTTTTAAAAGATGGAAAGAGATTCTTATCCTTCTTTTAATTGGTGTTATATTCTTAATGAGAGGATGTGGGCCTGATTTAAGCGATAAAGAAATCATCAATGTAGATGGTGAGGATTTTGAATTACTTAAAAAAGAAATAGATACAGTTTTTGTAGAAAAAGAAGTTAAAGTAACAAAGTATGTACCAAAGTACATTACAAAAGAAGTAATTAAAGAAGTGGAGATACCAGTAGATGTAGATTCACTTGCAATTATTAAAGATTACTTTTCAAAAGTAACAGTTAAAGATACATTGAATCTTGCATATGATTTTCCAGAGGTAGTTACTGATTCATTAGGTAATAAACCAAGTGGAGATTTGGGATTTGGTATTCTTACTGATGTTATCTCACAAAACAGAATCGAATCAAGAGAAATTGATTGGTTCTTCAAGATTCCAACTGTTTACAATACTACAATTGTAAAAGAGTTACCTAAAAATGAATTCTACTATGGATTAGGACTTGGTGTTGACCAAGTAAATGGTTTTGGTAGTTTTAGTGTTAATGGATTGTTAAAAACTAAGAAGATGAACATCTATGGATTAAACATAGGTTTATCAAATCAGCTTGGTGAATACAAACCATTCGTTGGAACATCACTATATTGGAAAATAGGTAAAAAATAAATGGCTAAAGCTAGTTTAAAGGAAATAATAAAAATTGAGTATCAGAAATGTGCTCAAGACCCTATATACTTCATGAAGAAGTACTGTATGATACAACATCCAGTTAGGGGGAAAATTCCTTTTCACTTATATCAGTTTCAAGAAAGAACTTTAGACCAATTCGCAGAACATCGTTATAACATTATCCTTAAATCTCGACAAACAGGTATTTCAACCTTAACTGCGGGATTTTCTCTTTGGAAAATGCTATTCAATCAAGATTTTAATGTATTAGTAATTGCAACTAAACAAGAAGTTGCTAAGAACCTTGTAACGAAGGTTCGTGTGATGAATCAATACTTACCATCGTGGTTAAAACAAACAACAGTAGAAGATAATAAATTATCTCTGAGATACTCGAATGGTTCTCAGATAAAAGCAACATCAGCCGCTGGAGATGCTGGTCGTTCTGAAGCACTATCCCTTTTAGTATTCGATGAGGCAGCGTTCATTGATAAGATTGAAGATATTTGGGTATCAGCACAATCAACACTATCTACTGGTGGTAATGCGATTATCCTTTCAACACCAAATGGTGTAGGAAACTTCTTTCACAAAACTTGGGTAGGTGCAGAAGAAGAAGAAAATGGATTCAATACAATTCGATTACATTGGAGTGTGCATCCAGAAAGAAACCAAGATTGGAGAGATGAACAAGAAAAACTTTTAGGACCAAAAGGAGCGGCACAAGAATGTGATTGTGATTTTGTTTCTTCAGGTGATACTGTGATTGACCCACAACTTCTAATGTTCTACAAAGAATCATTTTGTCAAGAACCAATGGAGAAAACAGGTTTTGATGGAAACCTTTGGAAATGGGAATATCCAAACTATAATAAATCATATATGGTTGTTGCCGATGTTGCTCGTGGAGATTCAACCGATTATTCAGCATGTCATGTAATTGATATTGAAAATGCATCACAAGTAGCAGAATATAAAGGTAAATTAGATACAAAAGATTTTGGAAACTTTTTAGTTTCACTTTCAACTGATTATAATAATGCATTGTTAGTAATTGAGAACGCAAATATTGGTTGGGCAGTTATACAGCAAGTAATTGATAGAGGATATGGAAATCTTTTCTACATGAGTAAAGATTTAAAGTATGTAGATGTTGAAAATCAATTACATAACAAATATAATAGAGAAGAAAGAGGAATGGTTGCAGGATTCAGTACAACATCTAAAACAAGACCTTTGATTATATCAAAGTTAGATGATTACTTTAGAGATAAATCAGTAACAGTTCGTTCATCAAGATTAATTGATGAATTATTTACTTTTATATGGAAAGGAAACAGAGCTGAAGCTATGACTGGGTATAATGATGATTTAACAATGTCTTTTTCAATTGGATTGTGGGTTAGAGATACCGCATTAAGATTAAGACAAGAAGGAATTGATTTAACTAAACAAGCATTGGGTGGTATTGGAGCACACCAATTAGATATTTCAGGTATGGGGTTTGGTGGAAATACTCAATTAGAAGAAAATCCTTGGAAACAACGAGTAGGGGATAGAGATGAGGATTTAACTTGGTTAATTAAATAAATCTATATTTATATAGTAAGGAGAAATATTATGATTTCAATGAAAAAATTACTTAATGAAAACGAAAGTTATTGTAACGAATACTTTGTAGAAAATTATCACGATATAAAAGAATTTGCAGAATTCATGAAATCGTATAAAGAAGATATCAACGAAGCAGAGTACCAAGGAAGAACAGTAAAACTTGGTAAACCAATGCAAGGTGATGTTAAGAAATTCAAAGTATATGTTAAAAATCCCCAAGGTAATGTAGTAAAAGTAAACTTTGGACACGGAGGTACTTCAGCAAAAGGAAAAACAATGAAAATTAGGAAATCTAATCCTGAAGCTCGAAAAAACTTTAGAGCAAGACACAATTGTGATAATCCTGGTCCAAGACACAAGGCTAGATACTGGTCATGTAGAAAATGGTAAAAACAAAAATAAATAAAGGTTATAAATTAAAATAGGAACAAAATGGCAGATACTTCATTTTTTGGTAGATTAACAAAACTATTCAGAGCTCAAGCGGTGGTTACCATTGATAAAGATGGTAAGAGAAGAGTAGTTGATACCGATGAAAGACAACAAACGAATTTATCTTCTCTAAGAGATAGATATACTAAAATTCAGAAATCTTTCTTCGAACAAGCAGGTGGTGCACAATCAATGGCATACCAACAAGTTCGTAGAGAGGTATTCAGAGATTATGATGCAATGGATAACGACCCAATATTAGCATCAGCATTAGATATATACGCAGATGAATCAACATTAAAGAATGAATTTGGTGATACACTTTTAGTTCATTCTGATAATCAAAACGTACAAGATTTACTTACAAACTTATTTTATGATGTTCTTAATGTTGAATTCAACTTATGGCCATGGGTAAGAAATATGTGTAAGTATGGGGATTTCTTCTTAGGTTTAGAAATCGCTGAAGGTAAAGGTATTGTAAATGTTACACCTCATTCAGTTTACAACACAGAAAGATTAGAAAGAATAGACCCAAATAATCCAAATTCAGTAAAGTTCAAAATTACTGAGGACCCGAATGGTAAAGAAGAATATGAAAACTTTGAAATCGCTCACTTTAGATTGTTAGCGGATACTAACTGGTTACCTTATGGTAAATCTATGATTGAGAATGGAAGAAGATTGTGGAAACAATTATCTCTAATGGAAGATGCTATGTTGATTCACAGAATCATGAGAGCACCAGAAAAAAGAGTATTCAAAGTGGACATAGGAAATATCCCTCCAACAGAGGTTGATAACTATATGCAGAGAATCATCAATAAAATGAAGAAAGTTCCTTTCGTTGATAGAAATACTGGTGATTACAACTTAAAGTATAATATGCAAAACCTAACTGAAGATTTTTATTTACCAGTTAGAGGTGGAGATAGTGGTACAAGCATTGAAAACCTTGCAGGTTTAGAATATGCAACTATCGAAGATATTGATTACTTAAAAAACAAATTATTTGCAGCTCTAAAAATTCCAAAAGCTTATTTAGGATATGAAGAAAACATTAATGGTAAAGCAACACTTGCTGCTGAAGATGTTAGATTTGCAAGAACAATTGAGAGAATCCAAAGAACAGTAATTTCAGAATTAACAAAAATTGCAATTGTTCATTTATATGCACAAGGGGTTACTGATTCAGAAATGACAAACTTTGAATTAGGATTAGTAAATCCATCTACAATTTACGAACAAGAAAAAGTAAACTTGTGGAGTGAAAAAATTAGATTGGCTCAAGATATTCAAAGTTTAAATATGTTATCTAAAGAATGGGTATATGAAAATATATTTAAAGTTTCTGATAATGAACAAGACCATCAAAAAATTAAAATCATTGAAGATATCAAAGATAGATATAGATACAGAATGATTGAAGATGAAGGTAACGACCCTGCATTGGAAGATGAAGAACCAGATGATATTGAAGAATCATTGGAAGCTTTGAAACAAGAAATTAAAGATAAAGGTGGTAGACCGAGAGAAGGTGGAACTTATGGAAAAGATAAACACCCACTTGGTAGAGACCCACTTGGTGATAAAGAAAGAACAAAAGAAAGAAATAGAACTTCTGAAGAGAAGGCTATAAAAATGATTTCAGGTATTGCATCAAAACGAAAGTATTTACATGAAATTAAAGGTATGTTAGATGAAGATAACATACTTGACGAGTAAAAATTTCCTTTAACTTTAGATTTTTATATTTATATATGGGAATTTTTACTATATCATAATAGGAATAAAATAAGATGAGAAAAATAAAACATTCAAAATTTAAGAATACTGGTTTTCTTTTTGAGCTTTTAACAAGACAAGTTACCCTTGAAATTATCAATGGTAGTGAGGAAAAGGCAAAAGGAATAATTAAGGAATTCTATGGTAAGGGTACTGAAATGTCTAAAGAATTAAGACTATTCAACCTTTTAATTAACGAAAAATATAATACAGAATCAAAAGCTGAAAAGTTTATTGATGTTGTGTTAGAAGCACATACAAAAATAGATTATAAATCACTTCAACGAGAAAAATATAATCTTGTAAAATCTATCAAGGAGAACTTCGAAATTAACAATTTCTTATCTTCCCCTGTAACAAACTATAAAATTTTAGCTTCAATACATAAATTGTTTGAAGGTAAAAAGAATGATGTCCTTGATATTAAAGATGTATTCGATTCAAAACTAACTCTTGTAGAGCATATCTCATCAAATTCCCAAACTACATTGAAAGCGAAAGAAGATAAGTTAGTAGAAGAATACAGAAAACAAGAGAAAGACCTCAGATTGTTGACATATAAAATTCTTGTTGAAACTTTTAACAAAAAATATACATCTTTAGATGAATCACAAAAAGGTTTATTAAGAGAATATATTAATAATGTTAATAACACTTCAAAGTTCAACGAGTATTTTGAATCAGAATTAATCAAAACCATTACTGAATTACATACAATGTATAAAGGAATGAAAGATAAGATTACAAAAATCAAGTTGAAAGAAACTATAAATGTTTTAAAGAAGCAAAAGGTTGGTAAAAAGATTACCGATGAGCAAGTTTCAGCTTTGATGATGTCTTATGAATTGATTAAGGAGATAAAAAATGTCAATGGAAAAAAATCTTAAAGAAATCTTAGATGAAATCTTAGATGAAGTTCAAAAAGAACTTGATGAAGCCACTACAACAGGTAATGTAGATGGTTATCAAACTCCACACGCATTCTCCAAAGGAAACAAACACAAAAAAAGAAAGAAAAAAATAGCAACACAACTTGGTTATTCAGTTGTGGGTGGTGATATTGATAATATCAACGAAGCTAAAGTAAAAAGACCTGTTAATCGTTGGTTAGAATTAAAAAATGATGAATCAATGCATCCTCACAAGAAGATGGCAATGGGTTTAAAAGAATTAAAGTATCAACTTAGAGAAACTGAGAAATTTTTTAATTGGTATAATAAGATAAAAACAATTAATGAGTTAGATTCCGATAAATATTGGAAAAGAACAAATAAACATATTTATACTATAAAAGAGAAACTAATTAATATAGCGAAAACAATACAGGAGATTGAAAAATGAAAATAACAAGAGAACAACTTAAAAATATAGTCAGAGAAACTTTATTAGAAGAATCTGAATACCAAAAGTTCTTTAAAAAGGCATTAGAAAAGGCTGGTAAATCATTACCTTCAATGTCCGATGAAGAAAAAAAAGCATTCTTTAACAAAATCCAAAAAACTTGGAAAGGTAGAGGAAGTAAGAATGAAAGATTTGGTAGAGGTGCAGTAGGACCTACATTTGGTTCACAAGAACTTGATGAAGTAAATCCTAAATCATCTGAAATTGGTAAAGGTGATAACAAGAAACCATCTAAAGATGCATCGGATTCATCTAACATAAAATAAAAATGACTAAAAG